CAAACTGAGATTGTGAAATTCTATTCTTGGGTTTAATGATCACTCGTCTAAATTCATCACCTTTGATGCTGACTCCATCTGGCACTCTGATGGGGAAATCTTCCAGATAGGTACCGCTCTCTACTCTGATGGTGATGTTGTTGCGTTTGAATTGTGAAGCAAATTCCAAACCTTCACCTACTAAAAATTCCAATGGTTCAATCAATATCACTTCCACGGTGTCTGCTGCGCCGCCTGCTGTGACAGAAACAATTCTGCCTATGGCACCTGTGGTCTTGCCTCGAATCAATTTGCCTGGAATTAAATCTTGATTGCTGGGATCATTTTGATCCACATTGCCAAATCCACCGTTGTCAATGGTCAGTGTATAAGTGCTGCCTTCCACTTCTGGTGGAGCACTGCTGATACCGTTTTGAATGATGTTGGTGATGATGTCAAATTTTGCTCCCACTGATGATCTGCCTGTGGCATTAACTGTGCTGGGTGCATCAAACGTTTGAGTGTAACCTGCGTCATAGATAGGGGTCACAGCATTATTTTGTAACACAGTGTTGGTGATGCTTTTGGCATAGTTGATACCTGCCAGTGTTTCTGTGAGTTGCTGATTGATGGCCTTGGCAGCACTCACATTGCTGTAGTATCTGATACCTGCTTGAATGCTACGAACATTGGAATTGAGATCTGCCAACACATCGATCACAATACCATCTAAAATATATCCTAAATCTCTTTCACAAATTAATTCATCATAGGTAAAGTTGGGATAGGTAGCATTCACAAAACCTATCATCTGTTTGATGATAAATGTTCTGTTGGCGTCTATCAACAATTTCACATTGTTGTAACCGCTGCCGCTGGTGACACCTTCTGTGACCACCAACGAATCACTGGCTCCATCATCATAAGTGATGGTCTGAGTGTAAGGTCCTAACTCCACTGGAGTGGCCAGCATGATTTCTTCAGCTTTTACACAAGCAGCATTGATACTTTTGTATGCGTAACTGAATGATCTGCCTACCTTATCTGGTGGCACACCATCCATTCTGTCATCACCTCTAGTGCTCACAAATAGATTGGACTCTGAAGCATAACTGGTGTTGTCCACATAAAATTTAGTGGCTGCTTGTAAATCATCTGTACCATTGGGTGCGCCTAATCCTGACAAATCTCCTGGATGGTCATGCAGATAAAGAGCACCAGTCATGGTGTCTCCTTGACGTCTCACAATAGATTCTCTTGGCATGGCCTCATCGCTGAGGAAGAATCCTGCCAGTGTGTCATCATAAGCAGCATCAGTGAATGTCTGTGTGCCTGTGCCGCCTGCCACAGTGATTTTTATTCTGGTAACGTCATCATTGTTGGTGGCTTGAGCAAAACTAGCGTGAAAACTTAATTGATTATCATTCACATATCTGATGTAATATGTGCTGCCATTCACCAATCCTGAAGCAGCAGAACCAGTGGTGTTGTAAATTACTTCTAAACCATTCACACTGCTGTCAAAACCGTGAGCTGTGACCACTGCGTTGCCTGCAGTGTAGCTGGAGATGGTCTTGGTGTAGGCTGTGGCATCCACAGGTTCACTTCTCACTCGTATCTGACCTGCTGCGCCTGATGCTCCTCCACCCAGTTTGATATATCTTTGATCAGCATATCCTTTGGTAATCACCAAATCATCTATGGTCAAAGAAGTTCCGTGTGTGTTATTGAAATCTGTGATGGCTTGACTGCTGACATCTGCATTGGCTATTCCAAATCCATTGGCATCCAAAGGACCTCCCAATGATGGTGACAAGTCATCCACCAATTCACTACCAGTGTTGTTGATGATTATTTGTCCTGCTGTGGAATAACTCACTGCAATACCCACTCCACCGGTAAGCTGTCGCATTTCTAATTCTGTGCCAGTGTCATTGCTGATGGGCACATTTCTAATGCCCAATGTGTTAGGAGTGTCGCTTAATGAAGTAAAATTAATCTGACCACCTGCACCAAACACTGCATAAAGTTCCGTGAAGTTTTCATTCGCTTTCCTAAACGCATCGCGGATACTATCGCCGGTACCGTCGTTACCTTCCACCCCGATGTTGATATTCTGTTTGGCCATGTGTTATGCTGTCTCCTTTTCAAAACTGATGCTCTCACCACAACCACATGCGCTCTTGGCATTGGGATTGCGAATGTCAAAATGTGATCCAAACACTTCAGTCACATAATCCAACTCAGTGCCTAGGATATACATCACACTGGCAGCATCTATGGTGAACTTGGCTCCATTGCCAAAGTTTAACAGCTCATCTGCAGGTGCAATTTCTGATTGATCAGCAAATCCCCAATCGTAGGAATAACCTGCACATCCACCACCTTTGATGCTGAGTCTCACAGCATATTTGTTGTTGTGATGACACAACTCTTTGATCTTTTCGATTGCTCTTTCAGTGACAGTGATTACAGCCATGTGTTTCCGTTCTGTTTCAATTATTTATTAAAAAAACACAAATCCTAATGTAAATACAAGTATATGTTTTTAGAAAAAGTTGTGAAACAACATCTTACTGAACGCATCAGTAAACTGGGCACAAAACACACCTGTGTGCGTCACAAAACCTACTATAGATTTAAGTGTGATAATTGCAGCTCACAATTTGAAAGAGAGAAAGGCAGCATAGCATTGAAACGCATCAGCAACGATTATAAGCATGTGTGTGGTGCTTGTGATCCCAAGCGTTTTGCACAAAAACAAGGTGTGCGTCAACGCAAAATACTGGACATGAATGTCAGCAGTGATACACCTATAGATGAATTGTGATTATTTTGTGTTCAAACGATCGTTGATCACAGACCAATTGATTATTTTAAAAATATTTGTGATATAGCGTTTTTTGGCATCTTTGGCAGGTACATAATCCATAAAACTGTGTTCCCACATGTCTATGGGCAACAATATGTCTGTGCGATAGGTTTGATTGGGAGTGGTTTTGATCTCTCCTGATCGAGACAAGTACACCCATCCAGATCCTTGCAGTTTCATAGTGGTCAAAAGTAATGTTTCTTTGAAACTGTCTAAATCTTTGTGATGTTCGTTTATGAATTCTTTTATTGTGCCTTGAGGAAGATTGCTGCTTCGAGGTGCTTGCAATTGAGCCCAAAATAAATTGTGCAATTTAGCACCACCATAATTGAAATCTGGATCACCTTCACCTGCATTGTATCTGTTCACATATCCTCGACTCAGCACACCATAGTGATATTCCACGTTGGCTCGGCTCAGTACAGGATCCAAATCACCCATGCCATAAGGCAATGGTTCTAAAACCAGAGTTTTTTCACGTGATTGTTTGGCTTCAAATAACTGAATCCACTGCTTGATATCTTGCATGGTAGTATTTATTACAGTAGACCCAGAGCTTGTGCTTGATTGTGCAGTTGTTCAGCTGCCAAGTTCTTGGCTTTGGCTTCTACCTGGATGTCAAACGATTCTAAAAATGACAGTGCCCATTCATTCTGTGCTGCATTGGGCAACATATCACTGTGAGATCTCAGTTTGACTTTTTTGCAGCCCAGTGTGATCATGTCTTTTATGGGCAACATATTTTTGTGCATCATGTGCTGTGTGTCAGCATCAAATGCAGGCTGTAGTGCTTCATCACGGAAATAAGAATAATGCATGGTGGGTCTCACTCCACGCCATGAATCAATCACTCGTTTGACTCTATCGTCGCTGGACCTAATGTATTCTTCATCGCGAATTAAATGATGATGTATGTCCAACACCAATGCCACATGCTTTTCTAATTTGAGTGTGGCATCCAAACCCCAGCCCATTTCATCATTTTCTATGGTGATAAGATTGCGTGCTTCGGGTGATAATCTAGGCAGAGCTTTAATAATACCTTCTGGACCTTGACGACCAGATATGTGTACATTGATCTTGCAACCATCTTGAAATTTTTTACCAAAACCCATCCAACGTGCCATACGCACATGATATTCAAATTCGTCTATGCTTCTTTCCACTATGTCTGGATTATCAGATGCCAACACAGTAAACTGACCAGGATGAAAAGATATTTTAACATTGTGTTTGCGAGCCAAATCGCCTGCTTCAGCAAAATGTTGTTCGCAATACTTGATTATGTCTGGCTTGTCCCAATAGTATCTCCAAGTGTTTTCAGTGGCCACTGGCAGTATGGGTGATGATATTCTACACATTCTTCTGCTCACAGGCAGTTCAGACACTTTTAATATTAAATTTTTGATGCCATCAATGTTGTGTTTGAACACAAATGCCAGTTTTTCTTCGGCTTGTTCCTTGTGCTCATTCAGCCAACGCACTGTGGTTGCTCTGGTGTTGTAAGGACGTTCCAATTCTTCCAATTGTTTCTTTTTAAGAGTTCTATCATGATGAAACCATTGACAGCAGAAACCTATTCTTTTGATCATACTATTAGTATATGCGATATTTTGACTGCAGTCAATGTGAATTAAGTGGCTATTTCCAATGGGTTTGACACCAAGGGTCCACACATTCTCTAGGATTGGGATCACCGTGAAACACAGCCACAGCAGTTTCTGATTTTATCTTGGGCTCACCTGGAGAGGTGAAATTTTTCTGTCCTGATTTTTGTCTCACCAGTTTGGGATTACCACGCATCTCCCATTTGTAACTTTGTATCCATTCATCTGGCCAAAACTGATAGTGTTTCTTCACTTGATCAAACAGCCAGTCCTGATCTCCGTGAAATCTCTTGCTGGTGGTGTGTGGATCCTTAACGAAATTGTTGTAAAGTTGCGGATGTTGTCCTGTGACCCATCGTACCACACTGCTGTTCATTTTTTTCCATTCAGGTTGAAAACATCTATTGAAATCACGACACACGCAGAACTCTCCTGGTTTATATTCAAACAGTTTGTCTATGTTTTTGAAAATAACCACATCCAGATCAATGAACAGTATGGTGCCTTGAATCTGTAGATTAGGGTTGAACAACATGGTTTTGTACCACCAGCCTTTGAGTGGTATGTTGGGCAAGGGTAGTATGGTGATACCTGCGTCTATGCCTCGGGGATCTTCAGTGAAACACACAAATTCGTGCGGTGTGGTGAGATTACGCTGAGTCATTTTTCTCAGCACATTCACATATTCAGCATCATATTTGGTGCCGTGTTTGAGGCACACCACATATCTTTGGGACATATTCCAGGATATTTATTTAGGCTTCGTAGACAGCAGAATTTCCAGCGTGTTCGAAAACTTCCACAGATTTCAGTCGCACTCCCTGCCCCACAGGATATCTGCAATCAAATCCTTTGCCGTTGGGCAGTTTGTATGTTTTGCCTGCTTTGAAAGTATTCAAAATTTTGTTCATCTCATTGTAAACCAGTTCACTGAATTTTTCACAGCCCACTGCTTCCACAATTCTTATGTCACAAACTCCTCCTTCACTGTGGGTTCCTAACTCTGCTAATTTTTTAAACTTGTCTAGGTGTGGATCATCTTGTGCAATCAATAATGTGTGATCAAACATATATTCACTCCATTCTTTGAATGCTTTGAGTCCACCAAAGTCCATAACCCAGTTGCGATCATCTAATGTTTCTGATTCAAAGATTAGTTTGATGCCAATGGAATATCCATGCAATAATGAACAATGTGAATGAGTACTGCGCCATTGTCTAAAAGCACAACTCAAACCTCTGTCGTTGCCGTATGTTTTTGTACTGTAATATTTTACCATATTTTTCTCCTTTAATATGGTAGAAGAATTTTTATAGAGGGATTATACCAAGTCCTCTGTGTGTGCAATCAACATATATCGCAAACATCACATATTATTACATTATTGCCGCAGTTTTGTCAAGCTCTGATATGTCAAATTGGTATGATTCCAATCTTTGGGTTTGATAAAGTTATCTGGCACATACAGCTGGAATTGCATTTTGGCATTTATCTCAAATATCTTGCTCAACTGATGTATCCAATATCTAGGGTCCACTGCACGATCACTGCTGCGATTGTAACCATGGGAGTCTTTGTACACATTGTTGATGTGTTCTCCCTGGCCATACAAATCAAATCCCAAAAGATTGATTATTTCATTTTCAGTGTTCAATTGAGTGGCCAGCAGCACAGCATAAGGACCACTGCCCCAGTGTATGGGTTGATCCTGTCTCAACTCACTGTCATAAGGCAGTGTGGGCAGAGATTTCAATAATGGATGCATGTGGATATATTCTGGTCTGGTGTATACTGTAGTCTTTTGCAGATCTGTTTCAGCAATGGATTCCAAAACCATTTTGCGATCACAACAGATCAGATGATTCATCGACCAATCACGTAATATGGCATTGCAGCCTATTTTTATTTGATCGATCCTATCAAGATTGATATTTTTTCTGCTTTCACCATTGCCTATCACAAACATGTGAATATTTATTAAATACACATATATGTCCATGCAATCACACATCAAACTCTGGATACAGCATCTCAGCAATCCACAAGAAAATCTAGGTGGTTTATCGGTGTGTCCCTATGCTGCCCGTGCTCGATACAAAATATTGAATCGCGTGAAGAAACTCATAAAGTTTGAACGGGATCAACATCTGTTGGACACTGTGGATGTGCTGTTGTATCTTAAAGAATTTCGCATGAAAAAATCTAAGATGTATGAGTTATGCGATCAGCTGAATGACACTCACAAAGAATATGTTTTTCTGGCAGATCACTGGGAGGTTGAAACCAACATCAAAGATGTACGCACCAATAATGGACTGTACAATTTAATACTGTGTCAAAAGAGATCCAAATTGGAAAATGCAAGACGATTTCTGCAATCTAAAGATTATTACAGTTATTGGAGTAAGAAGTATCTAAAAGATGTGATGAGCACTTAGATTAGTTTGATATAGTGCCGAATGATTTCCACTGTCCTGGATTGCCAGTGGCCACACACACCCAACCGATAGTTGCGCCTGCTGATGGAGCACTGTTCCAAATAATATCTCCCACGCTGTAAGCACCTGCAACAGGTATGCCACTGCTCACTTCGAATTTTTTGTTTTGAAATTTAACTGCACCTGATGTACTCAAACTCACATCTGATTCCACACTGGTAACACCTATGCCCACTCTGCCATACATATTAATTTTGGTTTCAGTGTTGCCTTTCAATCCCAAAGTGATATTGCCATTGGCAGTGATTGTGATTCTATCTGTGTTATCAGTTTTGATGTTTAATCCACTGTTGGTGTGAGTGCCTATGTCTGCAGCAGCCACTCCTGGTTGTACTATAAATTCCACTGTGTTGCTGGCTACACTCAATGTGGCATTGGGAGTTTCTATGCCTATGCCCAATCTGTTCAAACCTGAATCAAATATCACAAATTGACTCACATTCAAGTTGCCAGACACCACCAAGTTGTTCAGTGTGCCTACTTGACGCAGATTAGATTTGGTCACTGTGCGTCCCAATTCATTCACGGTCAACACTGGTGTGTTGTCTATCATGTAAGATTGTTCTGGTTTTAAATCTATGCTGACATTGCTCCACAGCCTGTCAGGTGTGGGTTGCAGATTGAAATATTTGGTTTGACCCACTCCAGTCCACTGCAAACCTTTGCCATAGATACCGTTGTCTGCTGTGCCGAAGAATTCAATGGGTTTTTCTTGAATATGTTTGTTGTTGATGGCATCCGCTGCAGATTGTGCCAACTGTTTTAAACCAGTGGTAAATTCATCTGCTCCTTTATTAACTGATGCTATATTGCGTTCAATGGATTTTGACATACTACTATTTATATCTAAACTTTTAATAATATGGTGTCAGGATTGATGCGTCCTGTGAGTGCTATTTCCATGCTCTTAATTTCACTGAAAAAAGTCTTGGATTTAACAGGTCCACACTTCATAAATTCAGACAGTTGTTCTTCAGGCTTTCTAAGAGTCTTTTGTACGCTTTTTTCTGGGTCAAATCCTTGCACAGAAGTACCTTTTACACTCAATCCTGTGCCCTCTCTATTAAGACCTCTAGGATCCAACACACTGGCCACATATATGCCCAATTTTCTAGTTTTTGTGTTGAACACCCACAGTTGTTCAGCAGTGATGATGTCTTTGGGATCAATGCTTTTTAAATTGTATTTGGTGTCTTCTTTGGAATATTGCAGTTTGGATACCAACTTGTCTTTGCTGATGGGCTTCTTTTTGCGTGGTTTGCGATTGGCATTGGCAATGTCTATCATATAATCGCAGGCTTTGAATATGTTATCGTGAGCTTTGATACCTTTTTCTATCACTTCATTGCTGATGTCTTCGTATGATTCCAGCAGTTGTCTTTCTTCAGAATCACCTTCTCCTTCTTCATCTATTTCTTTGAATTTTAAATTTTTCTTTCTTAATTCCAATAAATCTTTGTATTCTTTGTATTGTGTTTCATACATTTCTATTATTTTACGAGCATGTACTCCACCCACTTTTTCTTTTTTAAAATGATCTATCAATTGAAATGTTTCAGGATTGAATCTATCAGGCATGGTGATCAATCGTTCCAACCAGTCTTCTATTGGCACAACTATTTCACGCACTCTCTCTGCGATTCTGTCTTGAATGCTGGGACGATATTTTTCTGCTGTATCACTCATGCTATAACAGCTATATAGCCATTTGAGCATAAAATCAACCTATTTAGATGTGTTGTCTTGATCTTGTTGATTTTTTTCTTTGTGTTTGAGTATGTCTTCCCACAGTGCGATAGTGGCTGCATTTAATTTTTTGCACTCTTCCAGTATGATACAGATACTTTTGGAATACCATCTTTCACACAAATACCATCCTATACAAACACCTATCATTATTAATAATACAATGCCCATAATTAGTGCTGCGTCAGAACTCATTTTTTCTCCTGTAATATTTGTTTGGGTGTTTTACTGCCGGGATCCAGCTTGGTTACTCTACAACTGAATAATTTTTTAGGACCTTTGTTGGTGTATATGATTGGTTGACCATATTCATCCACTTTTATGTCTTTAATCTGTGTGGTCACGTTTCTAAAACGACCCACAGCCACATAGTCTCCCACTGATATTTCTATTGTGTATTTTTTCATTCGTGTTCTCCTCCTAATCCTCTGCCATTATAGCCGTCAATTCTTTGATTTAATTTTTTTCTTGTGAAGATTACACCACCTATCACCAAAGCATGAGCAATTACACTGGTGGTCGCAGTGATTCCAAATGCAATAAACTCTGCTACAATAAGTGCAAAAATGAAAGCCCACATTGTTGCAAGAGTCATTAGAATTTGAAATCTTGTGACTTTGGGCAAAGTGGTATTGAATGCTTTGTTTTCATCAAACAGTTCCGGCAATAGCTTTTTTATTATTGAGTACATATTATTTGAACAGTTTTTTAAATTTTTCAATGCTGTTGCTCAAAGGTGCATACACATTTTCAATAAATGTGATATGTCGGCTCAGTTTAGCATCCAAAGCATCTATCTTATGATTGATCTGTTGCATTTCTTTGAGAAATAGTTTCTTGTTGTCTGCCATTGCTTTTTTAATGATCTCTAATTCACTCACAGTTTTTCTCCCTTTGTGAATCCTCTAAACTTCATAAATCTTGGAAAACGCAACGAATATTCATTCACAGCATCTTGATTCTGTGTGACTGCATCTGCTCTCACTTCAATCACTTGTCCAATTAATGCATCTTTGTCTTTCCAAAATTCGTCTCGTTCTTCATCAGTTAATCCTGAACCCACATTGGATTTGATTAATTTATTATCATCCATGCCTTCCACAATGAATGCTCCCAGTTTGCCCACATTCTTGCCTGTGCCTTCTTCCACAGATTTCACAGTCAAGCTCACTTCAATAAATGGTTTTAATTTTAACCAAGCATGACTTCTTTTGCATTCGTATGAAGCATCCACATCTTTGATCATGATGCCTTCATATCCACCTTCTACTGCCCTCTTATTAACCTCTGTGTAAGTCTTTTGTCCTTCTGCTGTGTCCAAGTCCACAACTTCATGTGCCAGCACTGTAACGGCGTTTAAATCATCCTTGTGTTGGTCATACCAAGCCTTCAGCATGATGGTTCTATCTGTTTGTTTCTTATCCCAATGTCCTGCCATAAAATTAGACAATGGTAAGAAATCAAACAAGTGCAACACAGCATCCAAAGCACCTGCAGATTCTTTACGGTGTACCTGCTTCATTAAATCCTGAAAATTTTCACTCATCACTTCACCATCCAATACCAAAGGATATGGTGGTGGGCTTTTTTTAACCACCAGTGATATCTGTTCTGCTATGTGTCCAAAGTTGGTAAACTCTTTGCCATTACGACTGAACATGTCCACTTTGCCATCTGGATACACAATAGTGATCACTCTTACACCATCCAATTTAACTTCCAACATTTTCTTACCCACCAACTTCTTTTCGTGGTTGGCGCTGTCATGTGCTAATTGGCAAGTGAATACTGGCACTTCATATTTTTTAAATTTGTTCTTAGTAGCCACACTGTTCACAGTTTTTTCACTCACTCCACATCTAAGATCTTTGATTAGTATTCTTCTGTAAAAACCATTCCATTGTTCTGCTGTGGCTGAACTCATCACAAGATTAATGGCGTCACGAGCCGCATGACCTGTGAGTTCTCTACGATGTAATTGTTCTGCCAATTGTTTGAATATCTTCCATTCGCATCCTTGAGCAGATATCACGGAGTCTTTTTCAGGCACTTGCTTAACACCAAATGTGTAAAGTTTATCCAAACACATACGCACACCTTCAAAGAACTCATCTAATCCTTCCTGCATGGCTGACAACAGAATGGCCTCTTTGGCCAATCTGCTGTTGTCTGCTTCCAATTTAGCAATTACTTGTTGCGGTTGAGTTCTCATCTTACTACTATTATCTAGGTTTCAATATAGTGTGAGCGGCAGTTTCTGCCCAAGTGTTCGGAAATGCTTTGGCTAAATCTGCTACTTTCAGCACAGTTCTAAGACTGATTTCTCTCAATCTACGTTGATGCTCCACCACAAACTCCACTATTTGATTTTCAGTTTCTGGTGACAGCTCATATTCTTTCAACATACCATCAGTAACAATCTGTCTAATTCTTAATATTTTTTCTCTGATAGTGTCTATTGTGAGATCAATATAATGACTTCTAGATTCCAATGCTTCCAAATGATCTCTCAATTTTTTGCTCTTAACATTATCAAATTTAATGTTGGTAATGAATATAGCAGAACCTTTGAATTCAAAACTGCTGGGCACTCCTTCTTCTCTCAGTCTGTATGCTTCTGTGTTCCAACAAATTTTTCTAGTTCTTTTGGAATCCAATGCTGCTTTTAATATGTTCAATGATAGGTCTTCTAATAAGATACTGTCGCAATCATCAAATACCAGCACATTGTCTTTCTCTTTGAAATGATACAATTTACAATACAAGCCCAACGCACTCATAGCACCTTTGACCACTTCATACTTGGGTTTACTGTCTCCCAATGTGGCTAGGATATCATGTTTCTGTAGCACTGCTTCCACACCAAACGATTTACCCAC